CATTGCATCTTCCAAAGAAGCTTCCGACAAGTCAACGTCAATTGCTGGTTTGTTAGCAAACGTACCACCCGTAGTGTTGGGGTGAGCTGTGGAGCACATAGCTACACCATCACCACCAGCATAGGTGCTGTTGAAGGCACGGTTGTAAACGTTAGCAGCAACGTTCTCTTTGGTTTGACGGAAAGACATAGCCAAAGCAGCAGCACGTTTCTTAGACACTTGCTCATACAAGTTGTCGTCCAATTCTTCTTTAGTCACAACATAACCCATTGCGTAAGCAACGTGAGTGTAGCGAGTAATAAAGCCTTGGATTTCAGAATCGTACTGAGTGCCTGCGCCTTGTTCCTTAACGGGAACCAGACCAAAGCCAGTCAGTTGAACATCTTCTTCGTAGTTTTGCGAAGAAGTATCTTTGTCGAACAGAGCCGTGTACTCTTCGGGATGTTCGTTGTAAGTTTGACCCCACCATGCTTTAACACCGGGCCATAGGGCCTTCGGATGGGAACCAGTCGTAATAATACCAGCCATGCTGTTTCTCCTTTATTTAATAAATTAAGCCGTACCAGCAGCAGACTTATAGACTTGCTTGTTAAAAGTAACAAGAATCTTTGCAGCCGTACCGGGTGCATTATCAATACGCTGAGCAAAGCTCAACACATTCAAAGGCAAACCAAGCGATCCAGAAGCACTCAAAGCCAGAACCGTAGAGGCTTTAGCAGTAGTACTAGATTGGGGCGAAGACTGAGTCAAAGAGTCAGCAGCGGTATAGTTCATGCCCACGTTTTTACCAACGTCAGCCAACGCATAAGTGTCAGCTTGAATTTCGTAAACAACTTGGGGATCAACAATAACGTACACGTAACGCAGACCAGACGATTGCGACAGATACAATTTTGACAAGTCAATGTTTGTACCTTGCAAGCTAACGCCGGGATCAGCAGGACGAATACCAACAATAACGCCCAAAGGCAAGCTACTGTCAGCAGTCATTTTAGTTGCGTAAGCGATACCATTGGTATCAGAACCACCAGCCAAAGAAACAACGTCACCAATAGCGTAGGTGTTAGTTGAATCATTAGCAATAGCGAACAACGAACCTTGTTCGTTAAACGCTGCACCAGTCAGTGTACCGACTGGCGATAGCCCGCGAGGGCGAGACACGTTAGCCATAAAAGACTCCTATAAAAGATTAGTTAAGTTTAATACCATTCTTAGGAATGTAGAACGCATCGTTTTCACCTGTGATCTTACCTTTCCTAATAGCAGCATCAACCATGTTATTTTTTGCTTGCAGTTCAGCTTGGTCTTCATCGTACCATTCTTGACGCTGCTTCATTAAATAACCGTATTGCATAGAACCAGTAGCTCGTGGGTTTACTAAAAACCTAATTCTGTCTCCGAGGTCGCCATTACGACTAACCACGTTTTCACTTACGCCACCAATCTCATCAGGGCGCACAAACTCATATCCAGTATCCAAAGCTTCTTGAATCCTAGCACCTTCGTCAGTAATAACGTGGAGGTGATAACCGAGAATTTGCTTATGAACACTTAACTTACCTTCTGTCCCATTAAACACATTGCGGCGTTTACGTGAGGGAGCAGTTGTCTCTCCAGACGGGTTATCTTGTTGCACTTGTAGCGCCGCCATATTGCGGTCACGTTTTTCTTCATAAGTTAAAGCGCGTGGCATAGTATATTCCTTTTTTGTAAGTTTAAATTAAGACCAATCAAAATCTGCTACATATTGTTCTCGGGTCATAAGCTTTTGCTTTACAAACCGATCACAAGCCGCTTTTGCTTCTGCGGGTAAGTTGTCGTAGGTTTGGCTATTGCCACTACTACGAGCAGTACGTCCCGAACCAGATTCAACACGGCTAGTTGCAGGATTGCGAGATTGTTTACCAAACCTATTTGGGAACTCTTCTTGCAACACCTCATCTAACTTCTCAAGAAACGCTTGGCCTTTAAGACTAGGAAACTCTAAACGAAGACTTTCTCCAATGCCGTTGGCAACACTTGTCATGCGTCGATCTGTACCAAACCATTTGTTTTCATCTAACCACGATTGCAGATTAGGGTCAATTGGTTCTGTAGCAGCAGGAGCATTAGCGGTGTTACTAGTAACATTTTCAGCAGCTTGCTTTGCTTCTTTTAGACTATCCTTTGCTTCATCTAGCGCATCGTCTAGTGCGTTAACTTTTTGACCGTCGCCATCAGTGATAGCTTGGGCACGACTCTCTTTAATTTCTTTAATACGTGCTTCGTAATCATTTACTTTGCGTTCGTATGCTTCTCGTTGGAATGTTTTAAATTCCTCAGCAGCTTGTCGAAACTCCTTCAACTGCTCCTTTGTTTGGTTCAAGTCCTTCATTAAGTTCTCATTATTCTTACGCAGAATAGGAAGAATCTCACGACCTCGTTTTACAAACGTATCAGCATCGACCCAATCTTGCTCGTTGCCCCGGAACCGTTCTTTAGGAACCCAGCCTTGCGACTCAGCTTCACGAACTACATCTGGTGCTGTCTCATTAGAGACACTCTGTTCATCGCTCATATATTACTCCTTAATTAACGTTTAGACAAATAGGGATCAACCAAATCAACATCAGCATCTAATGTGCCGGTGATGTCATGGTCATTAACAATGCGGTAGTTTTGTCCATCTTTACCCCGATAAAGCAAACCAGCGTACTTAGCAAAAATTACTTTGTCGCCAACTTTGCACCAAGGTTTTGTATCTTCAAAATAACAACCGTCTCCCATGTCAATCACTACTCCTGTAGTGTTAGCCATTTGTTCACGTTCCTTTAGAACATCTGTTGTCAAAATAATTCCACCTTTAGAAACTTCTGCAATCTCTAGTGGCTTAATTAAGATACGGTGTCCTACTGGGTTAATTCCAGACTCGTTGCTCATATTACTTTTCCTTACTCTTGTTGAAACATGTCTTCATATTGGATGTCAAGGATGACAGCAATGACTCGGCAACGGCCTTTAATCTCTGCATCATCTTCAAACGCCCCCATTGCCAAACCCTCTTTAAGCTTCTCTCGGTCTTCCCAAAGTTGCTTCATAAAACGTTTAGTTACTGGGTGATGTTTCCACTCTTCAAAATTTTCTATCGTAACTTTCTCAAACGACATTCTTACTCCTAGTTAAGTTTACATAGCGGGTTGCCCCATTGGTTGTTGCCCCATGCCCCCCATAGCTCCGCCCATGTTTGGCATAGGTGGCATTTGAGGTTGCTGTTGCTCTGGTTGGTCTTTAGACATACCTGCAAAGACCTTATTCATCATGTCAATAGAACCAAGGATGCCCTCTCGACGTTCACGCTGCATACCAATCTGCGTGTTAATTTCTTGTAGACGAAGTTTTTCACCTTCGTGCAACACACCAATCTTAAGTACTTCAGCTTCTGCTTCCAACTTTTGAATCTTGGCTTGGTTAAGTTCTGCTTCACCCATAAGTTTAAGCAGACCCATTTTCATTTGAAGTTCCATGTCAGCGTGTTTGGTTTGTTGCTTAAGTTGTTCAATTTGCAGTTTAGGATTGACTGGCGGAGGTACAGCATTAGGCCCTTTAGGATCAGGCAATATTTTGTCAATGTTAGTAATCTTCATAGCCTTTAAGAAAGCATGTTCCACTTCGTAGCGGTTATACAAACCGGGTGTAGATTGAACACGCATAGCCAAAGCATTAGCTTGGTTCATACGTTGGGAATCAGAAGTAATGCTTGGATCAGAACTAGGCATAACATCTGTTACTGGGCCTTTGTAATCGTCAACTAAAACAATTCCTGTAGTAACAGCATCTGTAACGTAAGAAACATTTTTAGAAATAAAGATTTGATTCAAACGATACAGTTTGCGAAACTCTTGTTTAAGACTGCGGTGAGTACGTTTGAAGATGCCATTAAAGATCTTCATACCCTGCTCAGCCATAGTACGAGTAGTCTCAGCAGGAGTATTTTGTCCGGGGTTTTGACCCGTCAAGATGTCTACTGATCCACCAATACGTTCTCCGTAATTGATCAGTAGGTTTAGCAGGGTAAACAGAACCTGAGAGGGTTCACGTACTGGAAGAGGGACAATACCTTTGCGGAGATCATCACCAGTTGTGTCCACATGTTTCCACTCCATAGGAGCAAAACTAGATTGCCCACCACGAAGCTTGATACCACGACTAAGGAAACCACCAGCAGTATTCGCCATAGTGCCAGCATCAACCAACTGGTTGACAATGGTGTTGATAGACTCATTAAGAGGCCCAAGGAGAATACCAAAGCCCAAATCATAGAAACCACCGTCAGGAGAAGGAACAAAGGGATACTTAGTAAAGTATTGTTCAGCTTTAATGCTTAGTACGACAGATTTATCTCGATTGTATTCAATATCGTTTTCAGTGTAACGTGCAACAATACGAGCAACTTGTTTGTTGTCCCTACGTACGTACACAATGTATGGCTCAGCATAACCATCAGCATCAAAGTCAATGTGGCAATGTTGCTCAAGAATCTCAATAGGGGTACTAGAGTCGTTTGGTTCTGGGGGAGTAACACCTTGAGCTTTGTCTTGTGCTTGTTGCAAGGTATTACCCATTGCATAGCCAGAAGAACCTTGTTGGCGACTCTCAGAGATTTCATTCCACAATCCACGAGCTACACGTTCGTAAATTTCATTGCGAGACATTTGCAGCACATGGGTTACACGACTAGCACTCTCAAGACTCTTAGTCCAGTAGTTAACTACTAGGTCTTTAGCCAATACATTTTCAGAAATGTTGTGTTGTTTGATTGGATCGTAATAGGTCTTTTTAAATGCACAACCAATAATAGGTTGAGTAATTAAGACTTTGTCCATCTCAGATTCCCAGTCTTCGTCTTCTTCAAGAAGCTGGTAACTCATGTGTTGTTCAACACGGTTAGCACGTAAAGCACGCAGACCGTCTTTATCATCACCCATTACACGGCACTTAACAGGTCGATCACTATCAATCAGAACTGGATAACTGCGAGCGTGATATTGCAAAGCTGCAATAGTAATAAGAGGAAACTTAACGTTACTGGCATTAGGCCAAGGGAAGTTTTTAGTCTCAGCAACTTGAAGAGCAAGTTTAAGAGAAGCTTCAGTACGTTTTTCCCAAGCACTGCGGGACATAAGATCTGTGTCAAAGTCTTTGACAACTTGAGTACCAATTGTTTCTAAGTCTGCTTTGCTCAACATAGGAGCAATATTAGACTCATACATGATGTCTTTAAGGTCAAATTTATCTTTGAGATTCATATCTTTAATATCCACAAGTTACGGAACGTCCAGTAAACGATCCATTGTTTTCGGCTTTATAAGCCTCGTACTCTTCTTCCTCAAGTTCCTTTTCAGTTGGAGCTTCCCACATCCTATCAAGCATTAAACCCAAGTAAGCCCAAGCATCTACTTGGTCATCATGCTTGTCTCTAGGAAACCGGATCAACTCATCTTCAAAGGCTTGATACCATTCAGCATCTTTGTCAAACTTACAGGCCCCACTTCTCATACGAGCTTGAATGCTCCTAGCACGAGTAAGTTTATCACCGCTTGGTTTTAGCAACACCGTATTGATAAACTCTCCCCGCTTTAGCATTTCCTCATTGAGATACGGGCCTATAGCTTTCTGGATAGTACCTTGTTCAAGTCCAAAGAGTACGGGCTTATAAATCTTTTGTAGCATGAGAATTGTATCCACAATTTCTAAAGCGTCCATACGCTGTTTTATAACATGCACAGCATACAGCCTTCCTTCATCATCCATACCCCCAACAACAAAAGCTGAGTAGTCAGCTCGTTGAGATTGAGACACAGCTAAGTCACAGGTAGCATAATAAACAAGTTTCTTCTTTTTGTCTTCAGGCTTCATAGCTACAAAGTCTGTAAGTTTAAAAAAAGTATCGGTAACGTCCATAGGGACGTTTAGTACTTCTTGGGAGTACACATCCCCAAGACCTTGCCTTACATAGTCGTCTTTCATAAGCCTAAACTCTTCAGCAGACTTCATTTCAGGCCACAGTAATTTCTTAAAGTCATCTGTGTGAGCACGATACTTAACTGATTTCCAAGGAAGTATATTGAGAGAATACTCCTTTAAATCTTCTTGAATAAAGCTTTTAACTCCCCTATGACTGGTTAACAGGGAAGAAGGCATCAAGTTATTAAGCAAGCTGTCTAGGTGAAGAATAGTTCCAACTATCCTAATCTTGCCACTGGAAGACACACAAGGAATTAAAGCACCATAGAACCAACGTTTGAACTTCATACGCCGGTCTTTGTTCATAACAATCTCGTCGTTCTCCATGTCATCACCAATGACAAGGTCAGGACGAAGATTAGCCCACTTTAATCCACGAAGCTTTTGTTCTGAACCTTTAGCTTGAATACGGAACGTATACCCGTCTTCCATCTCTACAATAAGGTCGTCTTCGGTATCTTTTGGAAAGGAGCTGACTGCAAACAATGACCGTAGGTCGTCGTTGTCGAGTAGTTCTTTTTTGATGTCTCCAAGGAATTGGACAGCTTGCGTAACTGTGTCCGAGACAATAAGGACGTATCTAGACTCTCTAAATAAGACCGAAGCAAGCGTGTACGCATGAGTGATTGCCGTGCTTTTAGCATGATACCGTGGTGCAGCTATAGCTACTTGTTTGCTGTTACTAGTAACAAGTTCCCACATCTCTTTGTGGAACACAGGGGTAGGAGCAGGTTTGTCAAAGTTCTTGCGTAGTACAGAATTGACAAACCCTTCCATGACTTCGGAATTAAGCTTGCTCAACTACTCGGCTTTCTACGTCAATGGTTTTCATAGAAGCAAACCTAGCAAACTCCTCACTGAGACGCAACAGACGATCATCAATGGTTTTCTCAATCTGTTCTTTCTCAGGAGCTTGTCGGATCTTTTCTTGCTTGGTAAGCAGGTCAGTAGTGATCTTAAGAGCTACGTGAGCCTTGACTGGCACTCGTGTGATCTTTCCAGTCTTTTGATCATACTGAGCATCACCTAAGTCCAGCCGATCTTCTACAGCCTTGAGAGCCTTATCCACAACCCTTTTGAGGTTGGAGTCCATCTGTTGTACATCTTCAGTTTGTAGCTGAAGAGCAAACTCTTTAAACCAATCAGATGTCTTCCAGATCTTAAGTGTGGGTAAGGGTATACCCGTAACAATAGCTGTTTCTGACAGATTGCCAAGCATCAGGTATGTACTGACAGCTTGAAGCTTTTGGTTCTGTGTCCAAACAGACTTCTTGTACCTACGATCTGTGGAGGTCTTTCTTTTCATTTTATTTCTTAGCTGTCTTAGCAGATTCTTTAAACGCCTTAGCTGTAGGAGCACCTTTAGCTCCCGGTGTACGCATCTTTTCTCCAGACCCTTTGGCTATACGTTTTTTCTTAGCATTAATGTTGGCGTATAAACCCTTAGGGTTAGTACCAGTGTTAATTGGCATTTAGCACTTCCATTTCTTCAAAGCTTTGTT